TGATAGAACGCCTGAGAAAGTATGATAACAATGGAGCATTCAAAAGCACAGATTATATACTGAAGCTAAAGGATGACACCCTTGTTCGGAATGCGGACAACCCTTGTTCGGATTTCACACCCCCCCTTGTTCGGAATGCGAACACTAACCTTGGAAGTAATAACCTTGGAAGTAAACCTAATACATCATCATCTGACGATGAAGTAGATTATTACTTTGATCAGTTATGGTCTTTGTATCCTAGAAAGGTTGGTAAGGGTCAGGCACGTAAGGCATTCAAGGCAGCTTCTAAGAAGAAAGATTTCTACGATCTACTTCCAAAGCTGATGGATTATGTGCAAACATTAGAAGGTAAAGATAAACAATTTATCCCGCACCTAGCCACATGGCTGAACGGTGAGCGCTGGGAAGATGAGGTAGAAGCATGACATACGAAGAAAGAACAAGAGTTATTCTAAGCGAATTAGTTAAGATGATGCAGGGGTATGCAACACCCAAGCACTTAAATACACGCGCAAAAGAAGAAGACGAAGCGCGTAATATTGTGCGTATGCTCAATCAGAAGTTCCCTAACGACACGACAGAGGATCACATTCGCGGCACAATGGATCGGGCAATGCTCAAGCTGAAGGAAGCGCACAAGTCCCGTACATGGCCCACAGCGGCAGATATCAGTGCAGCGGTATCCAAGTCCATGTCTACATCCAAATCGTCTTTGCCCACGGGTAACGGTACGTGGAAGCCAAACAGCTTAGAGATCAATGCAAAGCGGATCAAGGCAGGTGAGCCTGTAGGTCAGATGTACATTCAAGGCAAACTGGCAGAGCGCATGGTGCGGGATGGTTTAGTCACTGAAGAAGAACTTGCGCCATACTTGGTATACATCGACGCACACAGACCCTTGACCCATAGAGAATAGTAGTAAATTATGGTATTGTCACGACAGGGCGACATGAAACCCTCCCTGTTGTGTCTGCCTCATATAACTGGCCCCCTGATAGCTTCCTTTCTCTATGTGCATCAGGGGGTCTTTTTTTTTAGTATCTCATACGCTATTATCTACAACATATAGACGCACCCACAATGGACGGTACTATGGGAACAGATGTAGAACAAAATAATAAAATAGGCGAAAATACGGGTAATCGTGGCAAGGGTAGACCTAAAGGCGCGATGAATAAAAATAGTAAGTTGCTCAAAGATGCGATACTTGAAGCAGCAGCCCGCGCTGGGAATAAGTTCGGCAAAGACGGTTTGGTTTCTTACCTAGAAGAACAGGCAGAGAAAAACCCAACAGCATTTATTAACCTCATGGGTAAGGTTCTACCGTTACAGGTCAAGGCTGATATTGAAGGTGAAGTTGATCATGTGGTGAGGGTGGAATGGCAACCCCCGCATTAGTTGAGGTCAGACAGACCGCATACAGCCCGCGCAAGATAGCTTTAGACTTCCACAATAGGAAAGAGCGCTTTGCAATTATCGTGGCTCACAGACGCTTTGGTAAGACTGTAGCTGTAATCAACGATCTGATTAAATACTGCTACGAATGCCCGCTAGACAACGTGCGCGTGGGCTACATTGCCCCGTACCTTTCCCAAGCAAAAGCTGTAGCGTGGGATTACGTGTTACAGTTCACCGCAGATATTCCAAACGTGAAGGTCAATCACAGCGAATTGCGTGTGGACTTTGACAATGGTGCGCGGTTCCGTCTGTTTGGCGGGGATAACTTTAACGCGATGCGCGGCCTGTACTTCGATTATGTCTGCATCGATGAGTTTGCTGACTTCCCTGCATCGGCCTATCCAAACGTCATCAGACCAGCCACTGTGGATCGTAAGGGTAAGATCACCCTGATCGGTACGCCCAAGGGCAAGAATGAGTTTTGGGAAATGTGGGACGCAGCCAAGCGTGACCCCGATTGGTTTACCGCGATGTACAAAGCATCGGAAACAAACCTTTTAGATCAAGACGAACTGGCAGATGCCCGCGCGATGATGGGCGAAAATCGCTATCTTCAGGAATTTGAGTGCAGCTTTGAAGCAGCTATTGAAGGGGCATATTATGGGAATGAAATGAAAGCGGCTACGGATGATGGTCGCATAACTATGGTTCCATACGATCCAGCGCTTAGTGTTGTAACGTCATGGGACTTGGGAATTGGAGATAGCACCGCAATTTGGTGGTCGCAGCATTTATCAAGCGGTGAAACACGGATTATTGACTACTACGAAAACAGCGGGGTTGGCTTAGATCATTATGCGAAAGTTCTGTCGGAAAAACCATACCACTATGAACAACACATTCTGCCGCACGATGTTCAGGTCAAAGAATTGGGTACGGGAAAGAGCCGACTTGAAACGCTTGACGCGCTGGGCATACGGAACATTGAGATTGCGCCGAAACTAAGTGTGGATGATGGGATACAGGCTGCACGATCTATGCTTGCGCGGTGTTGGTTTGACGAAGAAAAGTGCGCACGGGGCATTGAGGCATTGCGTCAGTATCGCAGAAGTTTCGACGAAAAGAACAAAGCATGGCGCGGTAGACCGCTTCACGATTGGACATCACACGGCGCAGATGCGTTCAGATACTTAGCTGTTGGCTACAGTCCTACGCAGCAATGGGGGCCACCCATTAGAAGGAATTTGCGCGGGATTGCCTAGTGTGCTATTGTGGCCTCAAACACGGGGACACCGATATGGCAAAGCAGAAAGCACCTTGGGAAACGGATAATCCGAAGCCTAAGAAAAAGCGCAAGAAAATGACCGAAGGTCAGGTTGCCCGCGCCAAAAGACGCGCAGCGGATGCAGGTCGCCCTTATCCTAACTTAATCGACAACATGGCTGTGGTGGCCAAGAAGGTTGTCAAAAAGCAACGGAGAGCCTGATGGGTTGTGGATATAAGAAAAAAGGCCGTAAAGGCGGGAAGAAAAAATAATGCCTGTGACGTATGGTGGCCCTAGCGGCAAAAGATTAAAAGACGATGATCCAAGAGTAACGCGTCATAGACAAATCTTGGCAAGTAGTGGCTTGGGTGATCCATACGCAAATGGCGCTCCTAGCAACGCACCATCATTACCAAATGTAGTCAGTGCAGGCCCAGTATCAGGCGCAGCACCCAAGGCCCAAAGTGTATTAGGCGGCGGCGGTAAAGGTGGCAAGAAGTCATACGATTTAACCGATCCGAAGCAGCGTGAAAACTTCCTAGAAGCACGGGCCAAATACAATAACGATGGCAACTTTGGTTATTATGCAAACAACGGACAATGGGTAGGCGCACTGACAGACGCATTCGATGGTGGTGGTCAGGATCAGTACGGTACAGCATTCTACGGCGGTGGGCCTTTGTCTATGATCGGTAACGCGATGAAGATCAGACCGCTAGGCATGGCCCGTGAGAAGGATGATGAAGGAGAATATCTAGTTGATCGCGCCGACATCGGTTATCGCAATATCAGAGATATGTATGACCGTGGCGGGCCGCAGGCAGAGGGTGGTCGCTTTGAGGGGGCTGGGCATTACAGTGAGTTTGCCAATATGTTAGCGGGTGAGCGCGGTGAGCGTGAGTTATATGAACCAGAAACAGATTACGCCTCTATAGGTTTGATTGCTCCACCTGCATTGCCAAGTATCTACAACAGTCGCGGCAACATGAAGCCAAAACGCAAAATCGCACGGTCACTGCTAGGAATGTACTAATGCCACGCAAGAAGACCCCTGCATCAGTAAAGTACGCGAATGGAACGACATACAAGGATAGCAAGGGCCGTACACATAAGCGAACATCTGCGAAAGGCACCAAGCGCGGTGACGCGTATTGTGCGCGTAGTTCGGGCCAGAAACAAACTGAAAAAGTCAAAGTCAGACGCAAGGCATGGGGATGCCGTGGAAAGAAATCGGTGAGGGGCTAATGGACAGCTACGAATTACGTTTAAACTACGCACAAATGACGGGTGACACCGAAAACGCTTTTCGTTTGCGCGAAGATGACACCGAAGGTTACTTCTATAGCGACGATACAATCATGCAGGCGATGGATGAACTGAACAACAGTCGTTTGTCTGCGCGTCCTGTTTACAGCGAAGCCATGTCAGAGTTTGGCCCACGCGCTGGGGTTCCAGTAGGCCGTATGCGCTATGTCAACAGCCCAATGGTTGCGTATGAAAATGCGCAAGAAGACTTGCGGGACTTCAGAACAGCCCGTGATGCAGGCGACACAATGCAGTCTTTGATGTCTCTTGGTAGTGCAGCATCGCAGGGTGTATCAGCTTCCCCAGTAAGACGTATGAGTGCAATGCTCAGTTTGATTGACTATCTACGCGGAGTTGAGCGGTGAACTTAATCGATTTTTTAAGTGGCTTGGTGCAAGATCGCGACGAACTGGTAAATTATCAACCGCCAGTAAATCGCACATCACTTTTAGGCAACAGAACGCAAACACCAGTCAGTGTGCAGTTTATGAAAGACTATGGTGATTTTTTGCCTGTTGTTGGTGACATCACTGGGGCAGCAGAAGTAGGGCAAGAGCTATCAAAAGATGATCCAAATTACCCATTAGCTGCCGCGCTGGGCCTTGCTACTGTCGTTGGTGCTGTTCCTGTTGTTGGTGATACTGTGGCCCGTGGAATTGTTTCTGGCGCTCAAAGAATAGCTGATGCAGTTCCGTCAGACGTAAAATATGCAACCAGATCATTGCTAGAGGGTGAGCCGCGGGGTGTTTTAGAGGCGTTTCAGAGTGGCGGCACTCCGCAATCTGTCGGCGCTGAAGCTGTTAATGTAGACGGTCAACCATTCGGGGCTACCGAAGCGGAGCGGCGCTTGATGGAGCAGCGCATTGCGCAAATGGAAGATCAGAAGAACCGTTCACGGGTTCGGATGTATAGCCCATCATTGCGGGCAGCAAAAAGATTGCCGCAAGAAAAAGGCACCTACGAACAGCTAAGAAAATGGATGATTGATAAAGGTGGGGCTAAACAAGACGAATTGTCATGGGCTGGCGCTGATCGTGAATTTTCTGGCAAAAAGGTAACAAAGCAAGAATTGATAGATTACCTGAACGACAACACAGAAATGGTAAGAACAGAGAACCTTCGCAGCTACGGCGGCGTGACTGGCGGTGAAGATGGGGGTCTTTCCACAGAACAAATGGTCGATGAATATGTTGAACGCGCACTAGAAGACGAAGTTTACTATTACAAAACAGAGTATTTGCCAGAGAATATGTTAGATACTGGTGAATACAAAACTCTTGAAGACCTTTCAGAAGAAGAAATGGAAGCGGCAGCCGATGCTTTGGGCTATGACACAGTAGATGATTTCATGGAAGACAGCTATCGTGGCTGGGTTTATGTAAATAATGAAAGTGGAGAGTGGAGGGCATTCGGCGACTTAGACGAAGCTGTAGAGGATTTTGCGGGTGGAGAAGAAGCTATTCGTGAGATGGCAGAGGAACAGTTAAGAGATAATCTTAACTATGAGGCAAGTCGTGATCCAGAAACTTTTTGGGTAGATTATCTTGGTCGTGACATTGATGATTACTATTCGCAGGGCTTTGACAAAGGTGATACAGAGTACAGCAACTGGTTTACTGAGGGCGGCGAAGACTACACTGAGCGGCTATTTAGATACCAAGACAGAACGGGCTTGCTGAATGAGGATATTTTACCATCAGCTAGACACTTTGACCCAGACGGATTGATTGGATGGACGCGCACAGCAAAATTCCCATTATCTAGTGAAGATGGTAAGGCGTTCTTGATAGGCGAAGTGCAGTCAGATGTCGGACAGGATTTGCGTAAATATAAACCAGAAACACGCACGTTTGATGAAATGGTTGCAGAGAGCGAATGGAAGAAACGCACGAACGCAGCTAATAATGAATACAACGGCACAATGTTCGACATAGCGCGTCAGTATGTAGATTTAGATGATAATGTTAAAAATCGCATACAAAGTGAGCTTAATCTTAGACAATTTATTGAAGAAGTGAAGCTGCGTGAAGATCAAGAGTTAGGTACAAACATCAGAAACTGGCCTGCTCATCGCATCGAAGAATTTAAACTATATCAACGTGCGGAGCATCCAGTTTATAAAGAGCCATACAGAGTGCCAAAAAACTCAGTAAGCGCGGGGAGTATGGCAGAGCTTCTAAACCAGCTAGATAATTACAAGTACAGTGCGCCAGAAATGCGTGGTATGATCGAAACGCAAAAGGCAGCGGAAAACAAGCGCAATGCTGTAATTCAGGAAGCGGAAAGTCTAGCTGACATCGCAGATCGTCGCAATATTGGCTTTACAGGTGCTTTGGAAAACACTTTGCCCTATGTTGATACTACGCCAAAGTGGGTTGACATGATGTTGCGTCAAAACATTGCAACTGCAATTAAAGAGGGTGAAGACATTGTTGCGTTGCCAAATCCCAATATGGTACGGGACATGACGATGGGTACGCCAGAGGGACAAGGTGAGTTCTACGGCAACATTGCCCCTAGACGATTGCAAAATGTTGCGCAAAAAATTGATAAGACTGCGAAGGTAGAGCCAATGCAGATTGAAACTGCTAAAGGCTTTGAGGATGTTTTTGGTTTGCGGCTAACACCAGATTTCATTCGCAATGCAGCAGAAAAAGGCATACCAACTTGGATGGTTGCTGGTGGTGTTGGGTTAGGCGGGATTATGGACTATCTTCAGCAGCAAAAAGAACAACGCAATGAGCGCTATGGCGGCTTGTTTGGATACGGAGGCTGATAAATGCCAATTACCACATACTCAGAGCTACAAACGGTTATTGCGGACTTCCTAGACCGTGATGATCAAACAACACGCATACAGACATTCATTGATCTGGCAGAGGCTACGATGGATCGTCAATTGCGTCACTGGCGCATGGAGCGTAGATCGAACGCAACGGTAGACACTCAATATACTGCGCTTCCTAGTGATTTCCTAGAGCCTGTACGTTTTGTTCTGCAAGCTGATCCACCACACGCAGTAGAGTTAGTTGGTCAGGGTGAGATTATGGATCGTCGCCAATCAACTAGCGACACAGCAGGTAAGCCACGGTACTATGCGATCACAGATGGCACCATTGAGCTATTCCCCACGCCTGACACACAATATACCTTGGAAATGGTATACTATTCAGCAATAGATAAATTGTCAGGATCAAATGCATCAAACTGGGTTTTGCAGTATCACCCAGACGCATATCTTTATGGTGCATTAATACACTCTGCACCATTCTTAGGTGAAGACGCACGTATGCAAACATGGGCAGCATTGTTTCAGAGTTCAATTGATGCTATAAACGTAGAGAATGAAAGAGCCAAGTCAGGCGGTTCAGGTCGTCGTTTAAAGATTAGGAGTTACTAAATGGCTAGTTTTACCAAGGTAAATGATTTCGTCAAAAACATGGCGAATGCGATGGACTTAGACGCAGACACGTTGGCGGTTGCGTTGTCAAACACTGATCCAACAGCGGGAACAGATGTAACAGCAGATGGCAACGGCGTTTTAGCGAACATCAGCGAAATCTCTTACACAAACCTGTCATCGCGCACACTGACTACGGTCACAAGCACACAGACAGGCGGCACATACAAGCTATCTGCGGATGACTTGACGCTAACTGCATCAGGTGGCTCAGTAGCAGCGTTTCGCTATGTTGTGATCTACAACGACACGCCAACATCACCAGCCGATCCTGTGATCGGATATTACGACTATGGGACATCCTTGACCTTGAACGATGGTGATACATTCACAATCGACATTGGGACAAACGGCATCCTAACAATGGCATAATGGAGGGTCATCATGGCTAAACTTTTTAACAGGGCCAAGATGACGACATCCACTACTGGTAGCGGCACAGTCACTCTTGGTGGTGCGTCTGTGGGCTACCAATCATTCGCAGATGCGGGTGTTTCTGATGGTGATGTCGTTCAATACGTTATTGAGGAAGGTGGCAATTTTGAGATTGGCACAGGTACTTATAGCTCAACTGGCACATCACTAACACGCAGCCCGACAGAAAGCAGTAACTCAAACGCAGCTATTAGCTTGGGTGGAGCGGCAACCGTATCTATCACGGCGGTTGCTGATGACCTTAATCGCTTGCAGCACGAAGGGTCTACTAAGGTTGAGCCTAGCGCGACAGGTGCCACGGTAACAGGCAATCTTGCTGTCACTGGCACGGTAGACGGGCGCGATGTCGCAACGGATGGTGCAAAGCTAGATGGCATTGAGGCAGGCGCTACAGCGGATCAAACAGCGGCAGAGATACGCACATTGGTCGAAAGCGCGACAGACAGTAACGTATTTACTGATGCTGACCATACGAAGCTGAACGGCATTGAAAGTGGTGCCACAGCAGATCAGACTGCGGCTGAGATCAGGGCGCTTGTAGAAAGCGCAACGGATAGCAATGTATTCACGGACGCTGACCACACGAAGCTAAATGGCATCGAAAGCAATGCGACAGCGGATCAGACAGCGGCAGAAATCAGGTCGCTTGTAGAGAGTGCGTCAGACAGTAATGTGTTTACGGACGCGGATCATACCAAGCTGAACGGGATTGAAGCGGGCGCTACAGCAGATCAGACTGCCAGTGAGATACTAGCAGCAATAAAGACTGTTGATGGCACTGGTTCTGGCTTAGACGCGGATACGCTAGACGGTAGCCACGCAAGCGCATTTTTAACGGGTAACCAGACAATTACGCTGTCGGGCGATGTTACGGGATCAGGCACAACGTCGATTTCAACTTCTT